AAATTCCTGAATGTACTCGTGAAAGAGGTTCTTCTTCATTGTAATGAGAGATAGTAAAGTTTACTTGTAATACTAATTATATCCTCCCAACAGCGTGGAGTGCCAACGACGGTGGAAACATGGCACTCCACATACTCAATCATAGCATCAATGTGCTATACTGTCAACTCTCCTGAATCCATGAATCGATAACAGCAAGAAGTTCTTCTGCGGTCTGTGCATCTTCAAGTAGATTGAATAGTGCAACTGATGAATTAAAAGCCATGATAATAAAGTAAGTTAAAGTGTACAATGGAGCTGTAGCATGGGACTTACACAGTTAAGGTAGTAATATTAAGGAATCGATCATGTGACCGCTTCTAAGTCGGTCTAGATTCCCCTTAATATCTGATGCCCAGTGATTATCAACCGTGTGGATACATGTATAAGTATCCACCTGCCCAATCTGCTGAATGCAAGCAATCAACTCTTGAGCGTTCATCTAATAAATTATATCTTACGTGCTTTGCTGGTGACTTCCATGATGCTGGTTTGTATACTTCTCCAGTCTTCTTATCAATGAAAGCATGAACACTACTGTCTCTACCTTCTTCGGTCTGTACTAATTTGATGAACTTACGACCTTCTATTGCTCGGAAATCAAATGAACGATCAGATGATGGATACTGGCGATAGAAATTGGTTCTAAGTGCTTTTCTAAGGTCTTGGACATAGGACGCTACTGACTGTTCATCATTTGTTTCGTCCACGAGTTCAGAAAGAGTCATTTGCCTGTTGATTAATGAATGAAGTGTGGAGAGGTTCGATTTAAAGACGATTAGTGAACGTCACCCTTGCCTCCACTCCTATATAATACCATTTTTCTCATCCTCTGCATCATCCTCTGTGCCACTTTGTAATCTGTCCCTTCTTACTGGCACATCCAATGACCATGCACTATTCTCAATGGTAACCATTTTAAATTCTTTCTTGAACTGCTTACGTGCCTTCTCTTGTGCTACCAATTCTGCCTCCCTACCTGGTTCAGGTTGAATCTCACCATAATGAGGATCCCATATCTCAGGATGCTCATGGCAGTCATAGAACTCAAGGATACTAGTATCAACCATGTGATATATTGAATCCCATGTTAATGTAGTACGTAATCGTTCAGCAATGTATTGTATTTGATTCTCACTCATGCCTGAATCTTCAGAGTCCTTGAATAAGAATTCACCTCTAGTCTGTACTAGTTCATTGAGATCAATTGTGATCTGTATATTATTATACATTGCCATTGTTATCCTCACTATGGTGTATGATAACCTTAGCATCTAGTTCACTATTGGTTGCATTTGGATTAGCAGTACGTTTGTACACACCCAAATCAATGTCATCACCTTTATGTGTACCGACACCAATATTCATGATTGCTCGGTATAACCAATCTAATACGTTCATGATGCCCATACCTCCCATGTATGCTTCTCTGATGGTCTTTTACAGTATAAACAGTGCAGACTACTCCATGCAAAGTTATACACCCTTAGAGCACCATCACAGTGTGGACAGATAATATACTTACCCTCTTTGGGTGCTCTAGTATACCTGTTAACCTTCATTCTTCCACCTCCTCTGTGCATAGTTCTTCAAATTCTTCAATACTAAGGTACTCATCTTGATGTACACTAGTACTTTCAGTTACGATAAACTCTTCCCAAAAATACTCTACTGAGATGCCCATGTCATCACTAACTGTGATTAGTTCAGCAATTTGATCATCATTGCATCCCAGTTCCTCAATACAAAACTTGAGGTCTGCAATTAATTGATCAACCATTGTAAGACTCCGATAGGGTTGTTAGTTTGTCGATAACAGTTGTTGCTATCTTGAATTCGACTTCAGATTCATGATAGTCTGAGTTAGAGATAGAATTAACGATCAGATCATACTCCTCTCTAGTGAAGTAGACTGGTAAAGAAAGTTTCATTATGCGTTTTGAACTGTGTCCCATAACTCAATGAAGTTACGTAGGAAATGAGTTTGTGAATCGGTTAACACTGCATTACTATACAGCAGATCATCAGCACTGTCAAGTGGCAGACCCTGTTCTGTTAACCAATTGGTGTACCACTCGGATAGAAAATCGATTGAGGACATAGACCTGTTTGATTGATGTACTTAGTATAATGGAAGTTTGGTTGGAATGGTGGAAATACGGTCAGTTTGTAAACTGGCATAGTCCTCGTGCAATTCACACCCAATATATGCTCTACTTAGTTTCTTGGCAACCATAGCAGTAGTGCCTGACCCCATGAATGGATCTAGTACTATATCACCCTCCTCCGAACCTGCTAGAATGCATGGTTCAATGAGATCAGGTGGATACACTGCGAAGTGAGCACCTTTATAAGGTTTATTGGTCACCGACCACACACTACGCTTATTCTTTGTGGGATAAGATTTTGAAAGACCAGAGTGTGGCTGCAACCCTGTCCCTTTATTGTGATACTTACCGTTTGTCCTATTTCTCGTACCCCAATCTTTAGCAGGTTCTTTAATAGCTTCATTGTTATAATAATACTTGCGAGACTTACTCAATAAAAATATGTACTCATGTGACTTAGTACATCGATCACGTACACTCTCAGGCATTGGATTAGGTTTATGCCATATTATATCCTGTCTGAGATACCATCCATCTGCTCTCAATGCAAATGCTAACATCCATGGAATACCAATGAGATCCTTCTCTTTCAATCCTTGTAGTTTGTTACCACGTCTTGCACATTTGTCTGGTAAATCTTGTTTAGTGTTGGACACAGTTTGTTTAACTAATCCTTGACCTTTACCTGGTCTATAGTTATAATAACTATCACCAATATTCAACCACAGTGTACCATCATCAGTCAGGACATCACGTACCTCTCTGAATACTTCTACTAATTGTTGAATGTATTCTTCAGGTGATTGTTCTTGTCCTATCTGATTGTCTTCACCACCATAGTCTCTAAGACCATAGTAAGGTGGAGATGTTACACATGTACGTGCTTTAACATCGAATTGCTTCAATGTTTCACGACAGTCACCATATAATATGGTATTCTTCATGTGTTTAATACTACTATTAGTCTTATGACCATACCAGTGAATAACACATAGTATGTCCACATGATCCACATTCCTATCTTATTGTGACGAGAACCTTTTTTATATGGGTGGCAACCTGATGGAGTGTCCTCCCATCCTGCTTGCATGTACTCATCAGTGTGAATCTTTCTATGAGTATTATCAACTCGTTTCTGATCACGTACAGTCCATGGTTTCTCATGTGATAAATCTAACCAATGTTTCATGATAAAAAGTTATTTAAGGGTTGAAATTTCTTGATTCGTTTCATAGTATCTTCAACATATTCTTCGTGCAATTCTACACCTAAGTAGTGACGATTAAGATCTATTGATGATATCGCAGTAGTTCCACTTCCCATGAAGGGATCAAGAACTAAATCACCTACGAAACTATAATATTTAATGATATTATCTGATAATTGTTTAGGATATGGAGCAGGGTGACTTGATTTTGTTTCAGGATTGAATGACCAGACATTAGATCTCTCATATCCATCCTTTACCAAACTCTGTTCTAATATATCTCCAGAGTATGATCTTACAGTCTTATCAATTAGAAAATCTGCTGGTTTCTGAAAAACAAATATAGTTTCAGAAACTAGATTTGGTTTATAAGCCACAGGTTTACGATGTTGAAAAAACCCACCATTTCGATTTATGGCAGAACCCTCTGGTTTCACCCATACTATATCATCTATGTACTTCCATCCAATGTCCTCCATCACCTTAAAGAAATGAAATGGAATTGCTAGTCTTTTGCTCTCATGTGATCGTGACTCTCTTGCCTGAATGACAGGTGATAGATTGACACAACACATCCTGCCTTCAGCAGTTACACGATAGACTGATGCAAATACATTGTGTAGAAACTCAAGGTATTCTTCATACGTTGGCCACGTTGAGTATGCCCTTGCATTATAATATGGTGGCGAAGTACATGTTAAATGTACCATGCCACCATCAACTATATCAAGAACATCTTGTGCGTCACCAACAAGAATGGTATCGTATAGATCATTCATACCATTTTACGTGAGGATGATTTGTTACTATTACAGTCACCATTTTCTAGTGACTTACGTCCATGACATAATTTACAGTATGTCTTGACGTTCTCAGGATTATTATTGTGATGATCACCATCTAAATGGTCAAGATCAAGACTGTTTTCAAATCCTTTCCATTGCTCTTTAGGTACAGGACATCCCCAACCAAGATGACCATCATGATTTTCACAATAGTCTTTCTTATGTTGTGTGACACCTGCCACAGTCTTACCCTTCTTACGTGCAGTAGCACATGTGGAGCATTCTGATTTGAATGACCAATACTTCCACTCTCTTACCTGCACATTATTATTACACCCATCATTTACGCATGTGGGTAGAGTATGTCCTTCAGCGAAGAACTTCTCTTTCATTGGATTTGATTTTAACATACCCATATTGGGAAACTAATAGTATTATACACTAAAAAACGAACCGTGTCACCATTGGTGTGCGGTTCATCAACTGTCCCAGAGTTCCAACTGAATGTACTCTGGTGGTCTACGATGCTTTATGAACTTAAGGTCTTTCCAATCTTGCTCGTAACACAATAACAATGTGTGTACGAACTTATGCCTGTCATCCCTAGCATACTTACAATATGGTTTAGGTTTGACATGGGTCTCGATAGTAATATATCGTGGATTGTCATTGAATCCTTTCTTCTTTTCTATTACTGGTCCTTTAAAATATACCCACCCTTCATCTGTACCACTGTTGTCGCCTTTATCCCAGACAACGTAATCATCAACTTCGGGTTCATAGCAAGACATATCGAATCACAATGGATAGAGTTTGGTTGAGGTTTATTCAGTGACACATATAGCACTGAGAAAGAAAATATTGAATAGACTGTGAGTATTACCCACTTCACTCGTCGTCCTCTACTTCATCAGCATCAATGTATTCAAACGGTTCACGATTCTGATTCTTTACACTAGGTAATCTAAACATCTCCTTGAGATCCTTTAAGTCTTTGATCTCACCCCTTAACTGTTCTATCTGTGCCTGTAATAATGAAAAGTTATGATCATTATTATTCTGTGCTATCAGAAAATTCTTTACGGTTGCTTTGTATTCTTCTTCAGTCATGAGATTAATTCTTCTAATGAAAATAAACTTATAAGTTCTAGACCAGCAGATGCCATAGCATCAGATGCTTCATGTTCATCTTGACGGTCTACAATAGTAACGACATGATTAACAATGTAACCAGCATCACGTAATCTTAACACTGCTTGGATTGCAGATTTACCAGTTGTTACAACGTCTTCCAACACTGTAATAATACTACCTTTTGGTGGTAGTGGTCCTTCTATCCATGCATTAGCACCATATCCTTTCTGTTCTTTTCTAACTATAAGTGCATCTAAATCAGGACAAGATATGTACTGGTATGATGCAACTGCAACACCTGCTACTAGTGGATCAGCACCCAATGTAAGACCAGCAACTGCTTTTGTTAATGGATGGACAAACTGCAACAGACAATTAGATACTAAATGCAATCCCTCACCATTTAATGTGACAGGTTTACAATTAACGTAGTGTTCACTCTTCCTACCAGACGATAGGGTATAATCCCCATGCTTATAAGCATTGGTCTTCAGTAATTCGAGTAATCTTTCTCGCATCAGTACCTCGCAGGTATGTTATTATATCTATCGGTGTCCTCATCATGATGAGGATTATCCATTGCTCTTACTATAGAAATGACATGTTCCTTAACATCCATCAATTCATAGAAGCACCTTTGATTATGAGCACAACCACGTAACTCATGATCAGGTTTGTATAATGATTCTAGAAATAACGACTTGGCACGATCCCACTTCTCTGAAGCAGTCTCATTGTCATCAGTCGTTCTTTGATCTTTCGATGGCATTGGCACTAGGACATGAAGAAACGAGGAACAAATGCCCCTCGTCTTCTAATTATACAGTCTCTGGTGTTGGTTCGTCAACCCCTTGTGACACTTTTTTTACAGCCACTCGTTCTGGCACTTTTACGTCAGCATTCTGTAGTATGTTTACTATGAACGCTTCGAGATATATTAGTGAGATATAGATATAATCTTCACCATCAAGTTTCTTCAATCGATCTATCCATGTATTCATAATTTGGTAATCCTAAAGTTTTATGTTCAAGTTGCAGCTTAAGGAACGAGAGCTCTTCACGGAGTTCTTCATTCTCTGCCTCAAGCAGTTCTATATGGTCTTGGTATATTATAACACTCATAAACGTATTTATGACCTTAATATTTGCTTAATTTGATCCTTTACGTAACGCTGCGTTATCATATTCTATCACACCATCCTGTCTTACGACAAAACATTGATACCAATATGGGTCGCCAGCAACACCATCTGTTAACTCATCCCTTCTTGGGAAGTAATCTAAAACAAATTCAAATGCTAGATCTGGATCACGAAATTCTAAGTATCCGTAGTACTTACTCTCTAGTGCTGTTATCAAATCCGCAGGTACAGACTCATCATCACGATAGTATGTGATAACTGCGGTCTTGGTTGACGCATCTGCTGCTTCTAGTCTTGGATTCTCAAAATATACTACAGCTCCTGATACTCCAGCAGCATAATCTTCAATATCATCCCATGTAGCAGCGGAGTCAAGAGTCTTTATGTTCATCTATGGTCTCCAACTTCTTTAATTTATACGCAGCAGTAACTCTAAGTCCGTAATATTCCCTAGATGTGTCCTCTGCCCAGTGTAATATTTCTGATGGGAAGCAAATGGCAGAGCCTGGTTTGGGGAATACTGCATCAAATCTTCCGTCATCTTGTACAAACATGGTCTTACCACCCCATATCATATCCCAATTAGGATTACAGTATAAAAGAAAGGTAAAATCACTGTCATCTCTATGTATAGAACCATCTAATCCACGAGTGTGTCCATTGAGATAATAGTCAACAATCTCAAACTCAAATGGTAACAAGAGTTTCATCTTCTCAGGTATATATGTATCAAACAACGCAAGACCCTTTACATCCATTTTCCAAAATTTCTTATGTGGAAAATTGGTGTCACTACTAGCACCATACTGCCATCTTGGACGACTGGCGATCTTATCAATCTCCAGCATCTCACCTCTATCAAGTATGGTATCAAATGATAATATCTGTTCTAATGTTGCCATGATTAATCTCTAAATGTGCTGTGGTGTCTCATGAGTGCCATGCGGAACCAGTCCAACTCTAGCACGTCTTCATTGTCTAACTGACTCCAGATCTTATCATATAATTTATTAAATCTAACGATAGGTTCTCTCATCGCAGTGTCTTGAATAGCACTCTCTAACCAAAACGTAATACATCTACGTGTTCCCTTAGTAATAGGATTAACACCATGTACTTGTCCAGTTGGATAGACCATTAACTTACCTGGTTCATTCTTCCACTCTTTCTTCTCACCATTCTCTTTAATATAATGCTCACCACCCTCATAATCATCATTCAAATTCATTACACATGTGAAATCTGTACGTGAACCATACATGTGTATGAAATCTACATGATCATTGTAATGACAATTCTCATCATACTTCAACATCAGTATTGGTGTTGCTTTAACTATCAGGTAATGATGTGTGAAACTATTCTCTTGTTTTAATATACGATGAATCTCATGGTTCACCATCATATTAATTTCTTTATCTGACTGTTGATAGTTACGTTTAATACTTTTATCTTTAGGTCCACTGACCTCACCATCTACCCATGTACCCTGATCAAATACACTGTTTATCTGTAATAGTTTATCTCTATCAAAGAAATCATACAAGTTCATCATTTTTAGACATGTCCAATAATATTTTGTTAAAGTTAGAGACTGCTTTCTCGTACTCTTTAGTCACTGTTGGCCAAGGTACACACATATTTAGTATGTGATCATAACCAATAAGAAACTGTGCCTCTGGAGAATACTTCTTCCATGGTGTCAGTTCAATCTTCCCTTCACCTGCATCAGATATAGAAAAAGGATACATTAATTTGTAACAAACTTCTGTATCCACGCCATTAACGGGTTCTATATGCTTTTGTACATTAGTTATCACCTCATCACCTGTTACCAGAGTGACTATGTATATAGATGGTTCATTCATAATTACACGTTGTTATCTTGGAACGCCTTCAGTAGAGCATCTAACTCTTCTTGTGTGTTTGCAAACTTCTGACTAATATCTGATTGAGGGAATACATCATCAGGATTCTTAATCTTATATGCATTAGCAATCTGTGTTGTAATTCTCCTTGACCATGTATTCAATGAATTGTCAGGGAACTTACCAAACTGATCAGCAGTGTCTAAGTATGCCTTAGCTTCATTAGGTTTCTTAGTTACCATTACTCCATCTTCTTCAGCAGTTACTTCAATATCCTTGAAGCGTGTGGTGTAGAATGTAGGATTGATTGGGAACTTAACATCATCTGCCTCCTGACCATTATAATCTTGAGGAATTGCTCTTAGTTTAGTACGATACGCAGTCCACATTGCTTTTGTAGCAGTATCCAAAGCAGTATCAGGCATCTGTGTCCAATCAGAATCATCTAATAGGAAGTTACGTATCATTTTGATACCTTCCCATGATACCTTATTCCACTTACCATACTGTTGATACAGTTCTTCTTGTATCTCTTCCTGCTCTACATCCTGATACTCAAAATACTTTGCCTTTAATTCATTAGCAATATCTAGTGCTTGTGCTTCAGATGGTTCTTTCCATTCATATGTTGTCCACTTCTTATTAGTAGTGACACGATCATACACATATTTCTTTCTTTCACACCCATATGATCCATTATCAAAGTAATTGAAATGAATCAATCTATCATTATCAGTTGTCCAGAACGGATACAACTTGTTCTGTATATTTGCATTCCAATATGCTTCACTGATAGTCTGTGTCTTTCCATCCACAGTTATCATACGTTGAAGCGCATTGCATTGTAGTACTACACGAAATTCTGCCATTGTTTTAAGGGAGTTTAAGATACCATCCTGTCAATATATATTTATCTCGCGAAAATACAGTGTTGCCACGATGCACATGTGTCATACCAGCAGGCCAGATAACTATTGTGCCTATCTCTGGTTTAATTCTACGTTTTTGAAAGAGAAATTCAGTCTCTGCTTCACCATCTGGCATATCATTCAAGTATATCATCCATGTCAACTCACGATTTGCTGCTCTAAAACTAGAGTTTTCGTAATGCCATGTATGGTAACCACCACCAGGTGATGTCTTCTGCATCTTAAGACCAATAGTACCTAGTTTTATCTTAGATATGTGATCGTATTTTATTCTATAATTCTCGAATGCTGAGTTAAGATACTGATAAAAATGCTTTGATATACCTATCTTTATGTCATCTAATATGATTGAACAGTCATCCCTACCTAACTTACCCTGCGGAAATTGCTCATGTCCTGCCTGTAGAGCACCATTAGCTTCAGTATACTTATTAAACTCTGCTATAGCATCTACACATAACTTCGTATTGACAAACTTACGATACACACCAATGAAATCTTCATACTCACCTTGTGCTTGGGTAGGATCTATAATATATCCCGACTCACTGCCTAACTCCATTTAATATGCTCGTATCATATACTTCACTAGATGATAGCGTGTTACGAGTGGAATGTCAATATCTGGTTGCAAACTTGGTATAACATTTAGCTTAACAGCAGATGATAGGGTAAATTTACCATCATTTACAGTAATACCAGCAGAGTTTATTGGATCTCCCTGTGGTGGAATGACCTCTTGGATATATTCTACACCCAAATCAATTCTACCTGCTTGTGTCACGTAAGTTGTAACCTCACCTTCTGCATGAATCATAGTCACCTTACCAATACCATAGTTATCTTCATCTGCATTACCAGTACTTGCTCTAACTTGTCTTACTTCCATCAATAGATTAGAAACCCTGTAAGTAGTAGGAATAACTACATCCACATCCTCCCATGTAGTAGCACCACCACTAGTTGAGATAGTTCCAAACTTAGTATAGCTACCACCACCATCATTACTACCGAATAGTTCTAATGGTTCATTTGGTGTTTCACCACCATTACTACCATTACCACGTACTACTTCAAAGCGTACCTTTTCAGTAACTGTACCAGCAGGGTTAGATTGACTAGCATTATATGCTATAGTTCTAGCCCAACGATTTGCTTCATCACCAAAGAATCTTAAGTATTTTTGTGTGTCAGGAGAAATGAATCCACCATTAGCACCACTACCATTACCACTGTTAACATAATCAACTGAGTCACTAGCAGCATCAAATAATCCTACTGTAGTACTTGTACCTGTATTTGGTGAGTCTGATGTAACGACAGCATATCCAACTCGTGCTCGACCATCTTCATTACCATTACCAACGATCATTGTTCCACCGTTGACACTGACACTAGATAGATCTTCAAGTTTCCATGTGAAATAGCAACCTGATCCACCACCACCTCCAGCATTACCGTAGTATGTGGTGTTCTCTTCAACTGTTAGTTTAACATAACCGTCACTACCATCAATTTGTTGTCCAATATTTACATCACCACCATTAGTAGCATCACCTTGAGATACTATACTCTGACCACTGACCAATGAAGATTGTCCTCTAGTACCACCAAATCCTGGTTTAACTGCGTTGGATCCATTACCTCCACCGCCACCACCACCGATTCCAGCACCAGCACCGACTCCACCGCCGCCGCCTCCACCGCCTCCACCAGTACAAACGGAGTTACCTCCATTGTTACCAGATCCAGCGAAACAACCAGAAACAGATTGGAAAGCATCTTGAGAAGCACTTGGTTGTCCATTCATTGAGGATAACTGAGTACTATCACCAGCAGCACCACCGCCTCCTCCTCCACCAGCACCGATTAGAGGACCAGAAGGGATAGAGATACAAGAGGATCCTCCTCCTCCACCTCCTCCACCACCGCCAGTACCGCTACCACCGTTACCACCTTCAGAGAATCCAGCACCTTTAGCACCAGGATTTCTTCCACTTCCTGCGGATCCACCGTTACCAACATATATTGTTAAAGTTTGACCAGCAAATGTGTTTATGTTTGCAACAACATGCTTACCATGTCCACCATCACCAGCATACCAGTTAGCACCACCGTCTCCAGTACCACCTGATCCACCTCCACCACCTTTTAGTTCAGCTTGGACTTGACTAACAGGATAATTATTAGGAATTTGATACGTAACAGAACCACCATTAGTACCTGATGTCCATTCAGTTACTACATTATTACTACCAGTATACAAAGTTCTCGATCCATTACCACCAGAACCACCGATCAACGCTGATGCTGCTCCAGTACCACCAGTACCAGAACCACCAGCACCACCATCATTACCAGCATAGAATGATTCCAATCTGAACGAAGCACCACCAGTTAATACTGTACTAGTACCAACCATACCAGCAGTAAGTGTTACTGTCTGTACTACTGATCCACTTTGAATAACTTCTACTTTACCAGTACCTCCAGAACCACCTGCTCCACCTTGATCACCTCTTACACCACCGCCACCACCTGTGGCAACCATTTTGTAAGTGTATCCACTAAATGCAACCTCATAATAACTATCAAGACCAGCAGCACCAACTATGTCAGTACTTGCACCAACTCCACCACCACCAGCACAGTAACCAGCAATAGCTTCAACTGGTGTCTGATCATTGGTTGATGCAGGAATAGAATATGTACCACCTGTAATTTGTTCGTCAAACCATTCTACATTAGAGAATGAATCGCCTGGTAATGTTATTGGTTTACCACCAATGACATAGTTGTCATCAATATCATATGTTGTTGGGGCAGGTGTAGTAATTGTAGTAACTGGTTCACCTGGAAAATTACCAGCAGCATTATATCCTACTTCCAGCACCATTGTGGCAGAATCACCAGTGGTCGTGATGTCTACAAAATAACCTCTTAATGCGTTATACTTAGATGTACATAATTTAATAGTATCATTATCAATCTTAATGACCCACCACTCAGTGTTAACTGCAAAGTTTACGTTAATAGTAGAACCTGCTGGTGGATTACCTGGTGCATATGTCATTACAGCAGGATTTGTTGCAGGATTAGTCTTTACTCTCAACTTATGTCCTGTTGCCATACCATGAGCAGTAATAGTAACAGTATCATCAACTGTATTGAATGCTGCCTGTGTTATGCTCATCTCAACTTTAGTACCAATACCAGAAACGTTTCCATACGTTGATGCATTGGGGTCAGTAATAATATAGTCTGTAATTCCATGTGAATGGAATAATGGAACACCACCTGAAGGTATGAAATAGTTTACAGATCCAGTACCATTCTTATATCCAACTGAATGGTCATCTAATACATATCCAGCACCTTCAAATGCACCTGCTTCTGGTGCTTCTGATGTCAACACTGCATGTTCATGTTCAGGAACAGCAGAAATCATCTTCTCTTGTAATGGTCCAACCTTCATGGTAACTTCACCACTAAGAGTAGCACCAACAAATTCTACAACATTATCGTAACCACCAACAACAACACTACCAATATCCATTAACTGTTGTTGTTCACTCTTACTAAAATACCATTTACCACCAGTATTACCAACAGAAGATATTACACTACCAGATACAGGAGATCCACCACCTTGCACACCTCCACCTGCACCTACCAATTTCCTTGTTTTATAGTCTGGAAGGTCAAATGTTATAGCACTTGCCGATCCAAAGTCTGATTTATTGAAACTTCCACCTGTACCACCATAGTTATCCTTCAAGACTTCATATAATAATGGATAATCTTGAGCATTAACTGTCGCTCCATCACAATATAAGAAACCAGGATACTGATTATCAGGGTCACTAGCAGAATTTGATGATACTGTCTGTATTCTTATCTTACCAAGACCATCAGAACCTGCTTGAAGAACCTTTAATACATCTCCTGATGCATATCCATAACCTTCTTGTTTTATAGTAGCATAATCAATTGCTCCACCAGCAGTAGCAGCAATACCAACTCTTAATCCAAATCCTTCTGACGTTATGAATACTATATTACCAGCAGATCCTAGATCTGTGATGTTATAAAAGTAACCAGCAGCAATATCACCTGTGTTTCTTGCCAATCTAAATGTATTTGTAGTAACAATATCAATAACTGCTGTTAATCCTGCATCGACAGCAACACCACCTGTACCTCCGGGTGACATAGCAACAGTTGCAGTTGCACCATTACCACCACCTCCAACAAGAGTAACTGTTGGGAATTGATATCCAATACCACCATCTACTACATTAATACCAGTAACTACACCAGCATTAACTACAACCTGAAAAGATCCTGTTGTTACAGGACCACTACCATTATCTCCAACAACTACTGTTGGTGAACTTGTATACCCTGTACCACCAGCAGTTACAGTAAATGATTGAATAGAACCACCGAGTTTTGCTTTGTTTGGTGATTGTGATGTGGATTTAATTATTATCTTATCACCATCACTTAAAAGATTTCCTATACCAGTAAATGAAAATGTATCATTACTTACTGACAGACCACCCTGTCCAATAACCATTTCTATTGGTTCTATTGGATAACCTGCTGGACTCATTAAATCTGATTGATACCCTGTACCAGTTCCAGCAGCATACTGTGCTATCGCAGTAACTACACCATCATCTGATACCTTATCGTCATCTGCCTTAAAAACAGGTAAGATTGCACCAATAGGCATAGTTGATGACGTGTAAGTCACCTTATCTGCTAAGTAGTTAGAGCGAATATTTCTCATTAGACTTTAATTAGATAATCGACCATAATAAAAGGAGCAATTAAATTGTCCATCTTCTTTGTTTGATCAGGAGTAATATTAATTGTGGAAGTCATTCCATCAGTACTAACAAAGAACTCAGTAGTATTTAAGTTATAATTGGTAGTACCTGTCTCATAATTGATGGTATGAGTATGATCTGTTGGATCAGATTCATAATTCAAAGCATTAGTTGTTACTACCACGTTAGATATCTGTGGATACACAGTATTTGCTATACCAGTATCAACAGCAGTATCAAACGGCATGACATTAGATAAGTCAGCAGTATGTGAATAACCATTAGTACCTGTCTGAGGTATATCATCAGTACCAACACCAGTTGCACCAGCAATATAGTTTGATGAGATACTTAAAGAACTACTCGCACATGACATAGACTGTTGACCAATTGGCCAAGGTAATGTCTGGAAGCATGTATTAGGTGTAGTATCTATGAATAGAGGTATAATACTAGGACTTTGACCAGCAATATTATCACCAGATTGTGTAGTAGATTGTGAACTTGGTACTAAACAATAGATATTAAATCCAGCACAAGCATTCTTACATACACCATAGTATTGGTAACTAACACCGAAACCACTAGGAATATAGTTGCCTGGTGTGAAGTTCACTGATTCTGCATATAATCTACAAGCAGGTTGTGCTTCCTGGTTACCACCAGGACCATCAACCATTGTATGATAGTACCATTCATGTACACCAATCGTAGAAGCATTCCTGTAATAGTTTAATTCAAACATATCACTACCAGCACGTCTCTTGATCCTACACCTTCTGGTTGTAGTATAGTGACAGTGTGGTTGGAATCCATTTACAGGAACAATCTCTGAATCTACGTATCTTGGTCTAGTAAATGAAACATTACCTCTTAGTGCAGCAGTAACTGGTGGGATTCTAAACTGTCCACTTAAAGTAATAGTAGCAGTACTTCCAACATTACTTGACACCTCAATACCAACACCAGACTTATCTATTGTCTGGTTAGCAGCATTGGTTACTGTCAGGTCATTCATTACACCCTGATCCGAACCACTTGATGCTTTAATAAACTTTGATCTTAAATCTGGTACTTGAAACTGTGAAGTAGTTAAAGTAACACCAGTCTGTTTGAATACACATAGATCACCCAGTCCTAAAATCTCAGCAAGAGCAGGGTATTGTGTTTCATTGTATACACTACCATCACATCTCAAATAACCAGCAGGTAGTAACGATGCACTGAGTCCTACTGTAGGATCATTAACATCTAATTCTCTAGGAAATGCTATCAGGGATCCTGTTGTAGTACCTAGTTTATTTCTCTCTTGTGATAGGAATGCTGCCATTAGAATGCCCGTATTAACATTATTACTGTCTGGGAAGGTGTATTGTTATCTAATACAATATTTAATGCACTATCGATGTCAGAAACATTAACAGTATATGATTGTACATTATTAATAGCGATATTTGAAGGTGCTCTCAAGCCTGGAGCAGTCATAGAAATATCAAATGTAAAATGATTATGCGGAGCAAGACTTGATTCTGTGAATACTTCACCAGAATGACTCAAGTTTGTTGGATAAGTTACACTTTGATCTCCACCAATATAGTTCTTCTTACCCATAATACCTGATGTATATGGTGGTGGGAAGACACCAGTATGTGCAATCATTTGGTGGCCATAATTATAAGTGTCACCAAAGGCAGGAGTATTACCACTACCTTGTGGTATAGTTCTAACCTTACCGATTTCAGGAATAGTTCCTTTAGTCGCAGGGTCGAATGTCTTTCCTTCACTGGTTACAACAAGAGTATTGTCATCATAGTATGTGATAGATCCGAATCCATTCTGCCAACTATCAGGACCATCATTACCACCTGCACCAGTTAGGTTAGCAGATTCATAATCAGGTGATCCACTAGTAGCATAGAATGTAGTCTCGAATGTTTGTACATACTTACCAGAAGGTTGAGCAGTAGTATATGATCCGGGATGCCTATGAGCAGGTGTGTGGTCTATACCTAGTTTTCTACCGAGAACATAGTATGTCTTAGACCATGTAGGATCATTCAGAGTAAACTCTTGAATCCTACCTGCCATATTATTAATACCATCAAGTTGGAATGTTATGTCAGTGTCAGCACTGTAGATAGCAGGGGGTGTTACCGCAGTACCATCACCTTCAATCAAAGGACCAACAACAGAATCAGCATTCGGTTGATTGTACTGATACTTTGTCTCACCCAACATGGTTCTCTCGATATCAACCAGTGCTCTACCATTTAAGTTAGGAACACGAAATTGATCTGCCGCTTCATAATCAGGGTAGTTACCCTTAATTGATGTAGCAGTGGGACCATATGTGTTACCAATCATAGATGCTAGTAAAGGATATTCACTAGCAGAATGAGTAGCTCCATCACATAGTATCCAACCATGTGGCACGTTAGGGGGATTTGATCCTCTAAGCGTTGAGTTACCTCCCCATGGCATTATAGTGCCAATGGGTGAGGTCTTCATTGTTTTGACTCTGTTGTAGAATGCCATTATAGTTCAGTTAACCACCAACCTTGATATGCAGCAGGGATGAAGTTATCTCCATCTGATTGACCAACGAATATTAGACCGAAGGATGCGTTTCTGTTCTGTACAACTAGTTCACCAGATCCGTATGGAGTAGATAGACCACCCAACTTAGTACCTTCAGTATCACCTTGAATTGCAACTGGTTCACCACCTACGATTGGAGCACGAATTACGAGAGAGTTGTTATAAGTCAATTGACCACCAACTTCAGTAAATCTAATGATGTCTCCAGTCTCAGCAAGAGATGGTAGAGTTAATACCATCGCACCTGTTGCTGGTGCTACTGCTACAATATAATTTATATTGCTAGTAACACTGCCTGTTGCGTTAACGAAGGTGGACTTATGACCACCATTCTTGTTCTTCCAACCAGTGTAACCAAATCCATCGATAGAACAGTCTTGATTAATCTGATAGTTCTTAGTACCACCGTCACCAAGATTTCTAACTGTGAATATCTTCTGGGTATTAGATGCAGTTGTAGCAGCAATACCATTGATATCTAAGAAACGACCAACGAATGTATCACCATATTCAGGTTCAACACGGAATGTTGGGTCAAATGATGTATTAGTAAACTGAATTGCATCAGGATCCTCAACACACTTACTTGGGAATATTCTTAGGAATCCACTTATATCTGTAGCAGCGTTAACAACTAACTTACCAGCTTCAAAGTGGTGCTCATCGTTGTTCTGTACAGTTAAGATAGGTACGTTATTATCAGTACCCATGATATCGAAGGAAGATCCGATGAACTTAACGTCATCGTATACTGTCAAACGACCATGATGGAAGTCCTTCTTGACCAATGGTGTTCCACCAGTGGTTGTTACTGAGTTTCCTACCTCAAAGATTTCATCACCGATGAATAGGAAGTACTCTCTATCCTTGAAGAATGGAACTACATCACTGTTCTTCAACTTGATTTCTACAAGTGATGAACCTGATCCAGCAATATCTTCTTCAAGTACAGTTGCCTCTCTAAGTAATACTCTCCAGACAGTTTCACCGTCAGCGTGAGTCTTAGCAGCACCAGGCCAGTTAGCAACGTTATTAATACGATTTACAGGCAAGTATCCAGCAGTACCAGAGGTTACAACTGGAGTACCAGTTATCTGCATGAATTCTTCTTGAGTACCTGAACCGTAACCAACTAAGATGAAGTCGTTAATTGCAAAGTTGCTAACGTTATCAACTGTGATTTGGGTTGCAGTTGTTGTAAGCGGAGTTACAGTATCAACAAAGGTTGTTGCAATTCCGTTATCAACTTTAGGATCCTTAAGTACTGTGTATACAGTGTCGCCAACACTATGTGATGCTACACTAGTTCCAAACTTAGATCTCTGTGTGTAAACTCTACCACTTGAGTTACCAATTACAGTGTCACCACTGCAAGCATCGATAGTAAAGATCTCACGAACACGATCTGTTATACTAAACTTCTCGTTCTTCGCTGCCTTTAATGATACACCAGTTGCAGTTCCAGCACCAGAGAAGGCAGTGTTCAGTGTTACTGTACTACCAACGATGCTGACGATCTGAGGATCAACCTGTCTTGTGATACCACCATCAGTTACGAACTGATTCTGTGTTAATGTTACTGCATTACCACCGCTTACTAGTTGAACATAATCGTCAACTTCTAGTCCAGCAGTATCAACAACGTTAGTGATAGTTGTGAATGATGCTGCGATATCACCAGTGAATACACCAAGAGAAGCAGCAGTTGCCTTGTAACCAGTCTTACATCCACCAATGAAGTTGAATGAACCGTTAACAGTTAACTTACCATTCTCTCCATCAACACCATCGTTACCAACGATTACTCCACCAGTTACGGTGTCAACCTCGAACAATACGTTACCAGGACATCCATCCTTAATTTGTAACTTCTTATTGTTCTGTGTAAGAGGTGTTGCTAGTTTGAATACTTCACCTTGATTGAAGGTTCCGTCTGTGTTTGTATCTTCACGATCAACAATAACATAGTCTCTTTGGACTGTTAGTGTTCCACCGAAAGATGCTAAGTAAATATTCTCCTGAGTACCAGTAGAATCAATTGTCTGCTCTGTCCATGTAGCATCAAATGCGATGTTACACTTATAGATTGGAGTTCTGTTTGTTACTGTATCAGGGTGATTAGTCTTGACAGTTGTGAATGTACCAAGTGGTTGTCTCTCAACTGTTAGGTAGTAAGGAGCTTGTTGTACTCCACTTAAACCACCAGAAGCAACTCTTACGATCTCTGGGTGTGTTCCTGTTCCTGCATCAACTGTTGTGTCGAGGATTATGTAATCACCTTCACCAAAGTAACTACCAGGATTATTGAGTAATGGTAAGTAGTACTGATTACCAGTTAGAGCAGGTAGGTCAGCACCGCCAGGTCCAGCAGCAGCTATTACATTCTGGAATGTAGTACCGCCCCAGACTCCTGAACCAGCAGTGTCAAGACGGTTATAATTTGGATCTGCTTCGATAACTTCAAGTACATTGATAATGTCAATGTTCTTATTGTAAGTACCTACTGATATAATACCGCTTGCGTGAGCGAATGCAGTAGATCCTAACTGTGCTCTATCACCAATGAAGGAGAAGGCAGAAGTACCACCGCAGAGGTTAACGCTACCGTTAAAGGTTGCTGTACCATCTACTTCAAGGTTATTTCTAACTGTTGTTGTACCACCTTGACCAGCAATGTTAACTTCAGAAGAGTTAGTTGCTACGTCAATGGTCTGTGTGTTACCAGAGAATAAGGAAACAATACCTGCTTCAGTATTCAGAGTTACAATCTGTTCTGGTTGTGTTCTATCACCACCAAGTATCTTGTCTGCACCGAATGTTGCATCACCTGCGTAGGATACCTTTCTATTTCCAAACTTAACGTAGGATAGTGATTCGTTATTACCGTATGCACCACCAATTTCAATCTTAGAAATGTTAGTTGCAGTGTCAGCAATAGCACCGAAGAAGATGTTACTGTCAACAGAAGCACTACCAATCTTGATAGTCTGTTGTCCAGTTACAGAATCACCAATGTCTATTGTCTGAGCTGCTGTTGTAGTATCAGCGATTGTTAAGGCAGTTGCAGCACCAGCAATATTAACTGTGGTTGCAGTACCGTTAACAAGATTGAATGTTGTAGCAGCAGTAGTAAGATCTCCACCATCAATTTGAACATCTAGATCAAATAGTGCATTGCCAGTGAACTTAGAAGTTCCGTTGACAAATAAACCGTATGAGGAAAGATTTGCGTCTGTTGCATTGATACCAACCTGACCAGTACCTACAGTATTAGAAGTTTTAACTCTAAGTGTTGACTGGTTAAGAGGATTGTCTGCATCACCACCGACTAACAATGCGTCAGCACGACCATTCTTAGTACGAGCAGCAAACTCAGCATTAGTTAAGAAGTCTGGGGTTGTTGTACCACTGATGAATGCACTACCAACAACATCCAAGTTAGCCTTAGGATTAGTGTAAGTATCTACAAATCCAGTCTCGTAAGAACTGTGTGATGCTCTTGCTACTGTGTTAACACCAAGTCTGTAGTCACCTATAGAACCAGCACCCGATACCAATGTATTTCTAACATAAGTACGGATTGCATCAGCACCTATAACACCAAGTTCCTTGAACTCTGATGTAGAAACAAATATCTTAGGATCAGGGTTGTTACCAGCGACAACTGTTGCCCAGTTTAAAGTAGCTTGTGCTTGAGCAGTTGTTACTTGGAAGTGAACGTAGTTATTAGTTGGTGAGAACGCATCTCCAGAAGGTGAGTAAACAGGCCAACCTTGTGGAAGGTTCAGTAGAGATACTGGGTAATTGGTAAATCTAATCTTGGAAGAATCTGTAATACCAAGTGCTTGGTTCTCTACAGCAACGTTACTCGCTTCAAATGTAAGTTTAACAACGTTACTACCGTCAAATGTGATAGTGAAGATGCTATTTACAGAGATCTCACTGAAGTAGTTGGCATAGATCCAACCAAGTGATCCAGATTCTCCAATCTCATCACCTTTCAGTAGAACATCACCAGACTTAGGCATCACACCACCATAAGTGATGAACTGATTAGTATTAATTCTAGTACCAGAATTTGCAACAAGTGATGTCTGGTTAGGTGTCATGTTAGTTGGAACACCACCTGAGTTAGTATGAGTCTGGAACATATATTCCTGACCATTACCTCTGGAGTTGAATCCAAATACAGCAGCATCTACTCTGTTCTTGCTAAGGCGAATGTCACCATTCTGTGCAGGAGTGAAACTTTGTCTGTCTAGTGACTCATCCTGTTCTAATAAAGTAACTGGATCAACCGAACTTACATTAGAACGAATGATAAGTGCATCTCTATTTTGTGTTAGATCGGCATCCTGAACACTTATTAATACAGGAGATTCAAATGTGTTAACAAGACTTCCGTTACCACCAACAACTGTGATATTCTGGTTGAATGTTACAGCAGTGTCAAATGTGGTTACTAAACCTCCTACTACGTCATCTGGGTCTCCATCATCATTCAATACAGCAGCGTCTAGGAAGGTCTCTTCGCCTGTGATAGCGTTGATCTTCTTATTACCGATATAAAGGTCTCCGTTGGAGTTTAGACCCGTGTAGAAGACTATACCACCGTTCTGCTTCTTAGACTGAGCATAGAAGTCTTCTAATGGTGTAAGAACAATCTCTTGACGAACTGGTAGACCAGTTGAGTAGTTACCTGGACCAAATCCAAGATACTCAAACGTGTGGTTACCTGCACGAGCAATAGATGGTCTACGGAATTCAACGTAGAACTTATCATCTGTCATTACTGTGCTTGTACCAGCAATCTTAATCCTACGATCTTCAGAACCAGAAGTTGCGTTACCGCCTTGTGCCTGAACTGTGTAAGTATTCTCTATGAATGCTGGTTGCTTAACCCAATCTTCGACTAGTTCTCTTGTTACAGATCCCTTATAGTCGTTAACGGTAACTAAACCGTGTGTATAGTTGTCAGCAGCAGAATATGCTTGTGGTGGATCAATTAATCCAGCATATACGTTCTTCTCTTCTGATGTTGTACCAGACTTCTGGAACCAGAGAGGATCGTTTCTGTAGTTTAGAGGATATAGTTTGCTAACTGGCTGTGAGAATCTAAATTCCTTGAAGTTATTAACAACTCCAGGACCAGTTGGGAATGGTTGAATGTTACCACGTAAGCAAGTTAAGTAGAAGATACCTTCTTGCTGTCCGAAGATACGTTTCTGTAGTGTCTCTACGTTAAAGATGTAGAAGGTATCTTCAATAATACCTACATCATTTACAGTATCAACGTAGTATTCAATACCAGCATCGTCAGTAATACGATCACCTGGTGTGATAGTATAGACATTAGCACCTGCTTGCTTGTAGTAGTACTCAGGATATCCCTTAGCAATAAGTGTCTTGAGTGGCAGTGACTTACCAAAGTCCTGATCCTCTACCATATCAGCGAAGATAGTTCCTTGTGTAAACCTTGTGCTTACAAATTCACTATACTCTAATTTTCCGCCGCGAATATTTTTCAGGATTAAGTAGTGATTGCTTCCAACATTGTAATAAGCATGTACGTTAGCAATACCTGAAGAATTACCTGTCCATTGAATCTGGTTAGTAGTAATACTCTGTGTCTTATTGGTTACGAAGTCTCCACCTTGAGGAGCATCGATCCTCACTGTAGTGAATGTCTCGTTCTTAAGACCAGGATAGTTTACAATGTCAATTGCATGGTCAAATACATTCAACTCAAGGTACTTGATAGTAGGATCTAATGGATCTTCTACATAACGACCACTTTGAATTGTTGCTTTGAGTCCACTAGCAGTTGTAACGAATGCACGATAATCAATACCAGCATTAGTTAAGTCTTTCTTGTATGGATCATACTTAGCTGCTACACTGAGTGAATTACTTGTGAAGTCTGCTGCTGTATATCCAATGTACTCATTCTGTTGTCTTGGGTTCTTGAACCTAGCACCGTATACTGATCCAGTTACAGGCTTAAGTACAAGTTTCTGTGGGATTAACTTACGAGTATCATCAGTTCTTCCCTTGATGACGAATCCATTGATAGGATCTCTTGCATTCTCAATATCCTTTGGAATAACATAACGAATCTTATATGTTCTGTCATCAGCAGTACGATCATCCTTAAGACGCTCGAACCACATGTCTGTAGATCTAGGAGTTGCCTGAAGGTCTGGTTGATTGATTCTCCAGAAGATGTTATCATCATATCCAGCAGGGGATCCAGTAACCTCATCCTTACACTTGATGTACCACTTACCAGAAGTAGTAACAGCATCAGTAAAGGTTGGGTCAAATGCCATTGGTGACCTGCTCTTGTTAGCATAGGTCGTGAACTTGATACCAGTTTGACCAGGATCAAATGTAACTCGTACATCATTCAGTGCATCTGCCTTGCTTAGGTGGATGGTGAATACCTTATCATTTTGGTAACGAACATAGAATGATACGTTAGGGTTAAGTCTACCGTAATCTGGGCTAGAATTATCTGTTACAGCAACGTTAGCATTGTTTGCAAACGCTGTAGATACTAGAGGTAGTTGTGAACCATCTTCAGGTCTGAAGAATACTTGCTGTGCTGTTGTGGAGTTAGAAGGTTTGTCAACAATGTTTGGAATCTCTGTCTCGAATCCACCATTACCTGAGAAGGATGCAGCAGTT